CGTCCTATAGTTGACAATGCGCCATCAACAGAAGTTTTTTCCGACTTAGTAAATTTAGCAGTTCCGGATACATCTTTGAAAGTTGCATCATCCATCCAGACACTACTAGATTTTTTTAGTTTTGATATATCTGCGCCGAATGAGGCTGACATTGATTGCAAGTCCCGTCCACTATAACTGGTGTGCCATACGACACCAATTTTTGCAGATGATATTTGTTTGCCGAAATCCGACTTTTTATCTACAGCATACATCAATGTGTTAGGTTGAAAAGTAACATAATCAATACCGTCTAAGGTTTTATCTGATTTGTCATTGGTGAACATTAAATCCCCTTGAATGACATTCTTGATACCAAGCTTGGAAAATTCTGTAAAAGAAGTTTTGAATTTTTCTACCAATCCACCACTTAGTTTTGGATCTGCGTCTATTTCTGCTAGTGATTTGTATAGCAAAGGAACTGCATTAAATACAGACTTTTTTGCAATGAAAAATTTACCATCTGAAGGATCGATCCCTGCGAATACCGCTGGGGCCCCGTCCCACTTGACTGTCATATTCATTTTTCCTTGAGAATTGCCATCTAACATATCTCTCAAAGACTTTAAAAAATTGATTGCAGATCTCCCGCCGTCAATACCACCGTTGATTATTTCATCTTCTAGGTGTTCAAGATGTAGGTTTTTACCGCCCTTAGACTCCTTTAAAAACCCTCCAAAACTACGCATACTTTACTTCTCCTATGTTTGTATTCTATATTTATGATAATTTTCCGAAGGGACCGAATAAATCACCCTTCTTCTGAGACATAAAAAATAAGTCTCTAACAAATTCTTTTCTTCTTTTTTCAGACATATTGGCGATAATATAGGCAAAGGTTACAATTTGTGAAATTGTTGTAACATCCTTCGTTCTGCCCGTAGTCCAAGCTTGTTCGAGTTGAGAAACAAAAAGTTTCAAATCGCCGTTAATAGTGAATAGTGCTTTTTTTGCCATTATAACCTTTAATTTTTTTTCAAAATCTTTTTTATCGAATTTCATAAAATGAGTATGCTCTGGCATACGTTGCTTGTCTTTTTTTAGTTCGATTTTAAGCATGTCTTTGGGCACTTTTCCCAAAAATGCAGCTGCGCCCGTGGCAACAAATTCATATGTAATATTACCGATAGGACCAGTGTTGCTTTTCACGCCCATCTTGTAAAGTTTGTTATCGTATTTTACTTCGAGTTGACTTGTGAGTGAGTTAAAGGTTTTTGAATTGTGACCATATGGAATATTTAAATGAAATGTTGAATAAGACACGTCTAAATCTTTTGTGGTATTGGATAGATTTACCAACTCATAACTTAATTTTTTGCCGTTATTCTTTTTCAATGAAATTCCGACAATATCCATTTCTTTATATGCTACTCTACATATCGCGTTGCATTCTTGTACACTGATTGCATCTATTAATAGTTTTTTATAATGGGAAAGTTTTGATGATTTTATCAACCATATGTCTGCCGGATTCCAAGAATCTTTTTTTGCAATTTCATAATTATCATTTACATGTTTTGTTATCCAATCCATGAAACCACCATCACGATTAAATACATCAAAATTGCTATTGGGGAGTTTGGTTTCTTTTTCTATTTGATGAAATTGTAACTCAAAAGAATTATACCAACTTTTTTCTGCCATAATGTTTGGATATATTTCTAAAAGTTCTGGCAGTAGTTGTTCAAATTTTTTATAATTTTTAGTCTTACTAGACAATAATTCTTCAAATATTTTGAGAGTAACCAACTCTTGTTGTTGAGTTGTGGGGGCAGTACTATTAGGATTTGAACCATTGCCGAATTGCAAAGCTAAAAAAGGATAGAGTTTTTTATATGCTGATATATCAACTGTCAATCTAAAATCGGTCAGAATTTTTACCTGTCCAAATTTTGAGCCTTGGGCAGTTTCTAATGTTATAAATTCGTCAAAGTCGTTGCCGTAAGTTGACTGCATTGCTTCAAACAAAGAAACTGCGGATTTTTCTCTTTTTGCAATCAATCCAAGATCTTTTATTTCTTGGATTGATTTTGGTCGATAGTTATATGGCACAAAAAAAACCTTTTTATAATGTTAATAACTATTTATAAAAGTTTACATGTAATGTAGATATGTTCCGATGATGTACTTATCATTAGAAATCGCTGGTTGTCCCGAATGCGGGTGTGTCCAGAATGGGGGGAAAATAGCAAGTCTACCTTTCTTTGCTTCAATACTGGTATTGTAATCGGGGAAGGCCGTTTGGCCACCTTCTTCTACATCATTCAGATAAAAGAAACACACTAAAAATCTACGGGCTGAAGCATAGTCTCCAACATCTGCATGATATTTAAAATCATCTTCACTACCAGCCACATACTTTTTCATACGAACTTCTTCATTATGACACTGACTTGGAAAGAATACAATATTATTATGCCTGCGATAGCTTTCGACATGTTCGGAAACTTTGCCTAACAGATACATAGAAGCTTCTTCAAACTCTGGGCCAAGTTTTGGATTAAAGAAATTCAATTCGGTGAAACTTCTGAAATCTTTATGTATTGTTTTTTCTTGTAAGGACTCTTGTTCCTCAAACATACCAATTAATTTATCGCACCATTCATCCTCTAGTGCATTATCCCACACAGAAATAAATGCATGATTTCCGTCAGGCGGCTTGACCGCAAAATCTTCACCTACCTCAAAGTGATGAACCTCTGCGCCTTCTGGCAGATCTTCTTCTGTTTTATTTTCTACTTTATCTGTCATATTTTAATCTCCACACTTCCTATTTTTTTAGAGTTATTTGAAAAATTATTCGAATAGTCCTGACTCGAACCACTATTGTCGATTATTTCATCTTGAGCAGAATTTTCCACATCATATAATCGCATTTTGGGTCTGTCAATTCCTATCACAAATCTTTTATAATTGTTTAAATCGTTATAACGATTTTTGAGTTGTTTTACTAATACCTGATTTAGTTCTTCCAATTCTTCTGTCGCTATCAATGCAAACATTAAATCAGCAGTCGCGGGCAATCCAAATGATTCTGATGTATCTGTAAGTTCTACATCACTACTATTATATCCGCTTCGGGTGGTCTGCGTAGCACTCATAATCGGTACGTTGTTTTCTACAGCAAGTCCACGCAATTCTTCTGCGATAGACTTAATAAGTGTATATGAGTTTGCGCCAGAACCGGCTTTAATCCTAGATGATGAACATATATTTAGGTAATCAATATAGATGACATCTGGACGAAAATTCTTTTTGAGTGTCAATTCATTCAATAAATGTCTAAAGTGATTTGCATTGGCAACAGCAGTCGGATATTCTTTTACGATTAGTTTTCCACTTGCGACCTTTCTTGTCAGATTATCGATCTTGCGGCAAAAGGTATCATATGGCATTTGTGCAACATCTTGAATATTAGTATTCAACAAATTTGCGTCAATACGTTCTGCAATCTTTTCTTCCGACATTTCACATGTAATGTATAGGACATTCTTACCCATCAACAAATGATTTGCCGCAAGGTCACACATAAACAAAGATTTACCAACACCAGTACCAGCGAGACAAATGTTAAGAGTTTTCTTTGACAATCCACCCTTAGTAATTTTGTTGAACAAATCAAGATGAAACTCGATTTTTTCTTCTACACGTTGATAAAATTCATATCGGGCCTCAAAATCATCTATAAAATCATGTCCAATATTACTATCAAATGACACGCCCAAAGCGTCCTGTAGCATTTTCGGCAACTGTCCCTTGTTCGCAGGCTCGTCATTTAAAATACTAATCGACTTCATAACAGCATTATATAATGCACGATCTTGACACCACTTTTCGGTGACATCAATTTGCCATGCACTATTCCTATGGTCGTCTTTATTCTCTTCCATACTCTTGATAGTTGATACCGATTCCATATATACGTTTTCGCCAACATTCAATTCATCCAAAGAGATCAGTAATGAATCCCTAGTTGGATTTGTATTATACTTTTCAATGTGATGTTGTACCATATCAAATATCACTTTATTTGATTCAGTTACAAAATATTCCCTTTCAATAAAAGGCAGTGTTTTTCTCACATATTCTTCGTCCGAAAAAAGACAATTCAATACTGTTTGTTCAGTCAATTCCATTAAGTTT